CAATGGACTTAGAAGAGTTGAAGAAAATCAATGAAGTTTTTTATGCCACAAAAGGACATCTATTTCCTGCAGGATATAGTCTTCATGAAATGCGTGTAGTGTATGGTCACTACTTTAAAAGACTATGGGGCAACCATGAAAGATTGACGAATTGCCGTGAAGAATTTGAAGAGGTTTGGGCTAATCGTACAACTTGGCTACATGAAATAGAAGATTAAGCCAAGTAATCAGGAAGCTTATCGGCTTTGTTAACGAAGTCATCGTATGCATCTTCAACCTTTTGTTGGTTGTAGAAGAAATACTTGTGTATTCTTTGCCAAATACTTTTCTCTACCATAGAATAACCAAACGAAAATACGATACACTCGTAATGTGTGTAGTTTCTACAGGTTTGCACATTCCAAAACCTAGTTAAATCTAAATCAGTATATGGTTTTTGTCTTCTTCGCTGTTGGGGTGCTTCATTATATAACTGATCATCAAATACAATGTGAAGTGTAACTCCACCATCAGACCACCAAGGAACATCTTTACAGGGTCTTTCTACGGTATTAATGGCATTGTCATACCAATGTATATCACAATTAAGTTTATTCATTTCAGAAACAAATTCTTGCTTTTGTTCTGTATTATTAAACACAACACCAATATATCGATGTTTTGAATCATCATGACCTTGGCAACTCGTAAAGGTTAGATATCCTTTTTTGTGCAAAGCACGAACACCATCCTTAACTCGTGGCTCAAGGTTGTCTTCTATTATATCGGAATATTGACTTACGAAACTGCTTACATAATTGCCATCTTCATCTTTAAAGCAGTATGTTCTACCACCAATCAAATGATCGTTACCCTTTACGAACATGGCGTACCTATGACCATCCTCTGCATTCTTGAACATAGGTTCTTTTTGTTCTTGCTGATATTGGTGATAGTAGGGTACTACAATTTCATATTGGCTTTTCAATAGGTTCTCCATAGCAATAAAGGGGCTTGACGCCCCCTTATTTATGTGTTATTCTGAAAGTTTACATGCCTAGTGCTGACATATACATTTCTGTAACAGCATTTTCGTTATCAACGTCGTCACGATTACGTTTGCGGATTGCCACGATTTTACGGATAATCTTAGCTTCATACCCACGAGATTTTGCTTCTTGCAACACTTCTTTTGTGCTATCAGCAATACCCGCTTTCTCAGCATCAAGGGTTTCTACACGCTCTACAAAAGATCGCAATTCTTCAGCGGTTACCTTATACACTTCTTGTGATGAGTCAGATAAGATAGTTTCTGTTGTGCCGTTATTCATTATGTATTCCTTTTCAAGTTATAGTATTTGTCATAGGTCTGTTTGACCTTATCTAGTTCTGGATGTCGATGTATCCATTGTCCAGTTGAAGGATTAAATTGTTCTCGAAAGAACCTATCCATCACTTCATTACCAGTGCCTATAGACGTATCGACTTCCAGACATTTCTTATCAAACTCAGCATCTGACATTATCTCAGAGTTTTCTATCTCGTAAGCATATGCGGCTATACAGAGTTTGATGCGAAGGTGCGTCTGCTTTTCGACAGGCGCACCCCATTTTGGTTTCTCCTCTTCGAAGAACGCTTCTAAAGACATTATCCCCCTACTGTTTTGATATGATCTTCTACAGACCAGTCGAACCACGATGATGCCAAAGCACTCTGTTTTGTTTCTTCAATGAATGCGCCCATCTTATCCCAGATTTCTTTCTTCACCATATCCCAGTCGATACCGTGAATATCCTTTTCAAAGTTTTCGCTGTTCCAAACAGCAACATTAAAGGCTTTGTTCATTTCACAAAGAAGTTCTTGTTGATTTGATTTATACATATCGTATCTCCTACCAATACTTTTCTACAGTTACAGACCAATGAGGCTCTTGCCACTGTTCACCAGTGACAGAATTGATACCGTCATTGAAAAAAGGACCTCGTACATAATAGTCTGCATTAGGCGCAGTATAACGAACGTTCGCATAGCTATCTACTTCAGCTTGGGCGGCTTCTTTCGTTTCAAACACAAATGTTTCTTTCTTATGCATCTCAGTATCTTTCTTGTTGTTACCTATACTGTATAGCGTATGATTCGGTTGGTGTCAAGTGTATAAATCAGGATTTTCTTCTCTATCCTTTTGATTAATTTCCACCTCTTCAAGCATCTCAATAAAGAAATCATGTTGTTTCATGTTTATGGTTTCCCATATTTCTTCGTAGAAAGTATCTTCGCTTTCTTCGCCATTCCACTCATCTTCGTCAGCATCGTAAGAATCTTCATTGAGAACTTCGGAATCTTCAATAACGAATTCACGAATTTCTTCAAAATCCCATTCAAGCCAGTCATGCGCATGTTCGCCATCATAGATACACGCACCTGCAAAGTTAGGACTTTCATCTTCATAACTAAACAAAGTAACGATGTTTGGATCGTGTTCTGCCAGAATAGTAAGAAGCTTTTCTAGCCCCTCTTGAGGTGCGCCCCATGCCGAAAATCCATACATAGAGTCAGTATCGAATTCTTCAAGGTAACACCATTTAGGACCGATGTTGGCAGTAGTCCAAGAATATTGTTCAGTGTCTTTATAGGTTAAGTCACCTTCTACGAACATATCTGAAAACCATTGATGTCCATTATAATTTTCCTGATCAGATGATCTAATTCTGGAATATAGTTCATTTAGTTTTGCTTTTGCTTCATCATTGATTTGCTTAAATTCAATATGAAAGTGTACATGATTAGCCATTATAATTTCCCTTCTTCTCTCATTTGTTTGCGAATTTTAGTTGCAGAGATATTATGTACATCTGCACCAAGATCATGTTCAGTAAATGTATATCCAACGCCACGTCCATAACTAATATCAACAATGTTAGGAACTTCAAGGATTAGATACTCAAATCCATTACGGAAGCCATGAGGTGCTAAACCTTTTTCGATGTTAGCAATCACGTCAATCATCCCAAAGGGGTTGTCATCTTGCGTTGCAGTGCGCCCAGCGCCTGCGTCACCGTCAAATTTAAATACGTCACGTACCATGATGATAACTTGTCCAGTGATAGCGTGAGCCTTCTTAAATAGCTCTGTATGACCATCGTGCCAAGGTTGCCAACGTCCTAACATTTGTACTGTTGGTTTCTTATAATCAAACATCATTGTTCCCTTCTTTGTTTTTAATCATTACATAACGTTGCACCACTTCATGCAAAACTTTTGGTGTATTAGTAAACCATTTTTCTACATGATAGTCTACGTTCTCAGGTGTTTCAAACATCTTATTCGTATCTTCAAAACGTCCCTCTTCAATAGTATCCATCCACACCGTGAAGTCTGGATTAAATTGTTTCCTTGTTTCTTCTGTAGGGCAAACAAAGTCAGCTACTGCAACTCTACCTGCCATTACGATACCATCTGATAAATGTTTCATACGATTTGCTTGTCTGATGCGTCCCTCTGTTGAGAAGTCCCAATCGTTATAGCTTGTTCGTATGATATCAGCGTTCACCCACACACCGCCTAGAAGCTCCGCTAGAGGCCGTGCAAGGGTACTCTTGCCACTCCCAGGCAAACCCATGATAAGTATCTTCATTCGTCGTCTCCGTCGATCTCACCCATGTCTACGTTCAACACAGTGATCAAAATTGAAAGGGTTGTAATTAAAAAGTAGAGCGCAGAGAAACCTGCAATAAGTTCCCATCCTGCTACGTAGAACATATAGATGGAAAACCCTTGTGTCGCATTATGCAAAAACTTCCATCTATATGGAATATGCTCAGCATAAGATAATTCAACTTCCCAATTAGGGCTTAGAACCAACACACCTACTTTGATGAATTGAAACAATGCATATGCCATAACTGCTAGGTTTAGGTAGAGATACATTGAATCTTCTGTTTGTTGAAAAGCTAGAATGCCAACAATATGGCAAGTCATGTAAATTAAAGTCCAGTTCATTTTTTTATATTCCACGAATAATCATTGAGGGGTCAAGGCCGATAAGAGGAGTAGCCCTAGAGCTACTCCCCAAAACAAGATTTCTTCAATTTGCATCAGCCATTTCCAATGCTAGATCAAGAGCCTTGACTTTACGGTTTGCATTGTTGCCAAACCATGCAGAAGTCATACGAGTGTCGGCAGAGCGTCCCAGTTCGTGGTCAGCCATGTATGTAACTGCATTGTAAGCATTCCACCATGTCCCCGGACGGAAGTTGTCACCCGGTTGGTTCTCAGTCACTTCCATTGCACGACGTGCTGTAGTTGAAAGTGTTTGATCTTCACGAGTAGACTCTCCAAAGATTTTACCAAAGAACTTCTCAAGAGTTTCACGCTTGTAGTTACGTGATCCAAGGAACTCAGCGGCTTCCTTGAATTGCTCTACTTTATTGTGAGAGACACCAAGGATTTCTTTTACACGCTCTGGATTGAACTGTTGACGGTGATTAACACGAACAGAAGCTTGGCTACCTTCGCTTAGCGCCACTGCCAGAGTGTTGTTGCAGACTACACGTTCCATCACGAATTTGATGTCGATTGCCTTACCGTACTGGTGTGGATTTGAAAAGAGCAAATAACCCTTCACTTCGTCGCCATTAAAGAGCGAGAAACCATCACGCACATCAGCCATAGCCCATACGATTTGTCCACCTTTAAGCGAACCCGCAGTATCCATAGACATGTCACCGTTAGCAACAAACTCTGTAAAGAAGTCAAAAGCTTCTGAGTTTTGCACAGGGTTCCAGTTCTTACCAACTTGCGTCAGAACCTTACCGTCAGTCTCACGCACTAGTGCTTGTTGACCAGTAGCGATGTTATCGCCCTTAAAGCGGAAGAAAGTGTCAACCTTCTCTACACCCCAGTTAAGACCCGCAGCGTCCATCATCTCTTGCGGTGACATATCATCACCTACTGGAACCCCCAGACCGTGCCAAGGAAGACCGTTGCTTGCGCGATACGCCATTTGTGCTTCGCCATTAATCATTTCAAGTTCGTGTGCCATGATATAAACCCTTTCAAGGTTACTTAGTTTGTTTTCATTACATATATTAATGTATCACAGTTTTAGCTGTTGTCAACTGTATAATGCTGAGAATTTTTAACGATTTCTTCAAACATGATTTTTGCGCCCATGTCTGTTTCAAAGTCTTCTTCAGTTGCAAAGTCCATAGAAGAAGAGAAGTACAATTCAGAGTTATCAATTCCATAGGCTTCAACCCAATAAACACCGTCTTCTACAGTGTCGGCTCTTTTTGCAATTGAGCCTTCGTTTGCACATTCAATGTTGAAGATTAAACCGCCTTGGTCTGCTGAAACATAATTGATCATTTTGATTTCTCTTTCGTTTGATTCTCTTTACTCTTACTTTATAGAATCAAAACAAACTTGTGTCAACCCCTAATGCATAGCCTCACTTGGCATATACATAGAGTCTATCATGTCCCAAGCATAATCGCCAAAACCAGACTTGCATATATCAGTAATGCCAACGAATTGTTCATTGGTATCCGCATCAATCTCTGCAACGAAACTATGTTTAAGGTGTCTTTTAATGTGCTTATACAGGTAAGCAGTAGCTTCTTCCCTAGTCTTCCAACAGGTTGCTCTTGTGATGTATAAAAAATTGTGGGCTGAGAACAACATTCCCATCCCACCCATTTCTTCATCTTTTCTTGTACCCAGAAAAATCTTTTCATCTGGGTCAATGATGATGTAACGCATTACATTCCTTTCTTAGCTTTCCACTTAGCCATGATGTCAATAGACCACTGTGGATTTTTACCTTCTAAGATTGCGTGAGGCGTCAAGCCTTCGGCACGTTTGGCGGCATACTCTTCTACCGTCCAGTTTTTCTTCAACTCTTTAACAAAGTTTGCTTTTGTGAAAGGAGTACCACTGTACTTGAAACGAGCGATAAACAAGTCAATGCCACGACCAACATTCGAAGGGTGGATATTTGGCTTGTCTTCGTAGACTGGTTGACCTTCATAAGAACCACGAAACATCAGGTATCCACCGTGGTAGTCTAGGTTTTCATTTGTAAAAGCAGTCATGTCATTCTCTCTTTCGTTTTGATTACATATAACTTATAGAATCAAAACAAACCTATGTCAAGCACTAATGTGCAAAATATTTGTCAAGCATTTCCAATACGTCATCATATTTTGCAATTTCAAGGATTTCCATTTCCATAGCTTCAAAAACATCTGGGTGTTCACCAATCCCTGCTGGGTTTGCTAGATATACTTCCACATTCATTTTGTGCTTATCGATATGTCCTTGTGCATGTGAACGCATTGCCTTTAACATTTTATTTCTCATAATATATTCCTTTATTTTTCGTTGAGTTCTCTAAATTTCTTACGGACACTCAGAAAGTGTTCCAGATAATCGTATGTATTTATCTTGAAAACTTGAGGCTCATTATGATCCACTGTAATCAAGATAACACCTTGCTTAATAGGAATGCCAGTTCTCTCATAGAAAGCGGCGGCATAGAAAGATGCTTGGATGAAGTAACTTGTAATCCATTCCTCTTTCTTCGGTTTGCGAGATGTTTTGAAATCAATAATAGACAACTGACCGTCAAACTCTGCAATACAGTCAACCTGTCCAGCAGTCTTTAGTCGATCACTATACAAGAATACCTCTTGCATCCAAATGTTATTCAGACGCTTATCCATGATCTTCTTGATGTCTTCAAATGAGAATAGGTTGGTTGGCATTGCGCCTTCCTTCCAGTTTGGATCATTGTTAAGATAGTCCTCAGCCAACTTGTGAACTGCCGTACCTCTTACTGATGCTTGTTGGGATATCTTATTGGCTTCTTCCTCACCCACACGCTTACGCCATGCGATGATGCCTTCCTTGTTCAATACACCCAAGACAGTGGTGATTGATGGGTATGCGTTACCTTCGGGCGTAAAATACTTACGTCCTTTGTCGGTTGTTTTTCTGGTCAACGTAGGTAACACTACGTCGTGCTTCACATGATTAAACATAATATAACTTTCTATTGATTCTGTATTATAACACAGAAAAAATTATTTATCCACCTAAAAATACTTTACCTGATCCAGATGTGATTTCTGCGCCACAATTATATACATCACCTAAACGACCTGCACCTTTAGTTTCTATGAAAACCTTTGTGCTACCTACAGTTAATCCTGGTGTATGAGTGGAACAAGTGCCACCAATAGGATGGGCAGTAACGGCGTCATCCTTTCGAACGACGCCAATACCTTCTGCGAAAACCTTGCCGCTACATGCATCAGTTGATGTGGTGATAGGATCAACATCACAGAATGAATTGTCATTTGTGTTTGCGTCACCCGACGCTACGTGAACCGTATTCACAGTCTCTGTTGCGTCTCCTCTAGCGGCTTTGGGCATTATGCGGCTTCCATCATTTTTTCTTTGGCAATGATATATTCTTTAACTAAACCAGAGCGAACAATATCATCTACCGTGAATTTGATTGTCTTGAATGACGGAATGTCACTAAGAACATTCATAAACTCACCAAGACCAGAGATGTCTGCCTTGTTACGGTTAATTGCCAAATCGTCTTGCTTCGTATCTCCACAGAAGATAATTCTTGAAGATTCGCCAACACGTGTAATGATTGTATCCAACTCGTGATATGTCATTGACTGGCACTCATCAACCAAGATGATTGCATTGTCAAAGGTTAGTCCACGAACAAACGAAGACGTCATAAACTGGATCATCCCCTTTTGCTTTAGGATTTGATATGCATCTCTTCGACCAAATAGATCATTTGCAATATCTTGATACGGTGCTTCAAACACAGCCGCTTTTTCTGCTTGTGAACCTGGCATAAATCCCTGTTCTCTTGTTTGGACTGCCGATCTAATGATGACAATCTTTTCATATTGGTGTTTCGTCATGACGTCTTGCATTGCTAGGTACATACCACACATCGTTTTACCTGTGCCAGCAGTACCAACTGCCGCGAGATTTTTTCCTTCTTTATAAGAGTTGAATAGTACCGACTGAGAGTCTGTTAACGGTGAAATTTGACGCATTGCAAATTTTTGGTTTAGGATACCTACTAAATGTTCGCTATCTCTCTCTTGTCTACGCTTTTCCTTGCGGGATAATCTGCGCTGTTTTGTCATGAAACCTCCTTATGATAACTCAAAGTCAGGATTTTACCATGTGTTGATGTTATCTTTTTTATGATGATGTTTTACATTTTTGAGTACATCACGAAAGCCATCATCGGGCTTCATACGCCCAAGACGGTACGGGTCAACGAACCCCGGAAACTTTGTAAAGATTTGTTTGATATGGGTATTGGTAGCTAGATAATGCTCTAAGTCTGCCCAAGGCATACTTTCTTCAAACTGTTCATGTGTTTCTTTGTTTTCAAAACTATAGGTAGGCATTAATGCTCCTTACTTTTCATACATCTATTTATAAGATTGAGTGGTAGATATCGTGCCAATTAGCGACATTTTTTACATTTGGGTGAGAAAAATTTCTGCTGTGGTTGGATGTCAATAGATATGAATCTAACCCCATCTCTGCGCCAAGTTGTGCGTTCTCTGGCTTATCTTCCACCCAAATACAACCGCTATCACGATAAGGCTCAAGTGCATCATTCTTATCAGCACCACAAGGCAAACAGATCAGTTCTTCAAAAATCTTTCGACCAAACACGGCTTCAAGGTTTTTCTTTCGTAGCTTACCTGCATAGATGTCATCTGATAGAGATGTGATTACATGGAATACGTAACCATGATCTTGGTTTAGTTTGCGAACATACTTAACGGCATCACGGAATGGAGTTAACCACCCAATAGCCGCTGACTGGTTGAAATACTCAATCAATCCATGCGCCTTCTCTGGTGTAATTCCAAACGTTGAACCCATACAGTAAGTCGAGATAGTTGGGTCTACAGGCTTGTAACCCTGTTTCTCCATCCACCTAAAGAAGCTATATGTCCATTCTAGTAGTACACCATCACAGTCTACCATTATTACTTTTTCATTCATCATCATAATATAATACTTTCTTAATCGTCTTTAGTGACGAAGTTATCTATTCAACATCCTCATGCATGTAAGTACAGAGTTTTCTCCCAAGCAATCAGACCAAATATGGTAAAGATACCATCCAACTAATACAATACCAATTGTAATAGCAATTCCATATATTACTTTTTCATTGATCATAATATAATAACTTTCTTAATCGTCTTTAGTGACAGAGAGGTTTGCGTTTTTCTCTTCACGTTTCATGCGCTTTCGGTCACGACGTCGCTTCATTCGATGTTCTTTGTCTTGAACATCATCATCGTCCATTCCCCATTCTTCATCGTAGTCTTCACGAAATTTTTTAAAAGTCTTAGCCATGTTTGTTTTACTCTTCGATTAATTCTGGAAACGCTTCCATTACGGTTTTCTTTGTAAGACCTTTGACGGACTTGTGCGAGATCATATGGTTTGCCAACAAGTCAGCATCATCATTATCAATATCTTCTAGTAAACTGATAAACAACTGTTCGCGTTTAATCGGTTTCAAACTGTCATATCCACCACCTTCTACGAAAATACGAAGTCTACGTGCTTCTTGAAATAAGAGCGCTTTAGCCTCATCTTCATACTCATTATATTTCCAAGGTGGGGGTGTATCTGGTACTAAAAACTTTACCCCTACATCATATATATTCTTTAGCACAACTCGCAACGGTTGGCTGTCATTTTCACGCAACCAAGCAATCTTGTCACTCTTAGAGCCAAGTGTTTGTACGTGATTTACGATTTCTGAAATAGATCGTCTTACTGCCATTATTAAAAATCCTGTATGTCTGAAACCAAGTTCTTTAGTTTCTTAGTGATGAAGAAGTTGAACAGATGCTCACGTCCAACCATTTTTTCTTGTGTATATTCAGCAATGATCATATCTTGGTAGTTCTGAGGTACTTCTTTCAAGTCAATCATCTTTTTGTTGCGATTGTATCTTGCAATAGTTTCCTCATCCATATTCTCACTAGTGCCTCTATACAAAGCCATACGCTTCTGCGTCATAGGCTTCTGTCGTTCCCCAACAGCCAAACAATTGTCAGCCGATAGGATATTCGGTACGCCATCGCCAGCATCACCTTTCAGAATGTGTTCTTCAAGGAACTGCGTTGGGTTAGTATCAGTCAACCAACGTTTACGGATAGGATCAAATTGATCAACATTCGCATAAGTTTGTAGTTGAATGAAGTCTTTGTCGGCAGAAAGAACAAGGTATTTCTCTGCACCAACATTCAAGTCAGTGCCTTCTTTGTGTATAATAGTACCGATAATGTCATCTGCTTCACAGTGATCAATATGAATTACTTTATACGGAAAGAACTCTTTCATCTCATCACGGATGACGTTCATAATATTGAATACGTTATTCCAGTCAAGATCAGACTTGTCTCGTGTTTTCTTACGGTTTGCCTTATAGTAAGGGTACGCTTCGCGTCTCCATGTGTTTTTACCGTCAGCACAGATGATTATCTCACCATATTCTTCATGGAACTTCTTTCGATTTGTCCGTACTGAATTCAAGAACATATGACGAATGATGTTCTCATCAATGTCTATGTTTGTATGGTTACCTATGCTCGAAAAAAGCGATGCAAGGATAACCTGATTAAAATCCATTAATATTGCCATTATATTTCTCTTTGTTACATTATAGACTATTTTAGTCTATATCTTCCTCATTGTCAAGTATTTTATCTACTTCTTCATGATACTCATCTAAGTCTATGGCATCATTCGCAAAGTCTTGCAGAGGATGGTGCAAACCTTGACTCAGTAGATGCAGTGATTTTATTGTTTCCAAAACAAGAACTATAGATGGGAAGTATTCTGATGGATCGTCACCAAAATCACAACCACTCCTAATAAGTTCAGTTAATACGGATTGCCATATCAATTCAGAAACTTGATCAGCCAACCCATATCTGAAGTCTGTTACTTGTTCTTCAAGTTCGTCTTCATTCTGGGGTGGTGTCCCAAACCTTTTCTGCTTTGGGAATTCTATAATATCAGCCATTGGCTCTCAGTTCTAGCAAAAGTTTAGTCCAATTGCTTTTAAAAATTTCAATACTGTGAGGGTACAAATTCGATCTGTCGTGGTTAGTCATCGAACTGATAAACTTAGGATCATCCTTTTGAATATCAAGAACTTGCTTGGCATACGCATAAGCAATGTTAGCATGCGCAGTCTGATCCTCATTATAATTGTACTGAATAGTTGCATTAGCACTTGTCTCGCCCAAAGCACCTAGATTTGGGTGAACGCAAAGCACACCAGAGCGGATAGCTTCGATCATTGCAATACACGATGTTTCTTGCCAAATATTTGGATACAAGAAGATGTGACTGTCTTTCAATGCTTGGATAACTACTTCATTAGGTTGTGCGCCATGGTATGTAATGTTAGGGTGATCTGTCAATTTCATAAACAATTCACGGTATGGTTCATCACGCTGTTCCCATCCGTAGATAGAAAAAGAAGAGAAAACGTCTAGGTGAATGTTGTCATGTACCTTAGTCAGTGCGTCAAACACTGGGTAGAGCAATTCTAAGCCCCTGTGAGGCGTAGTATGATAGATAAATCTAATTTTGTCTGTAGGTTTGTCACGTGGCTCAAACGTCGTTTCTACGGCGTTGTGGATGACAGAACACTTTGAGTGTGGGATGCCATACATCGCAATGTACTGGTCACGTTGCCACTGAGAAACGAATACAAAATGATCAAACTGTTTCCACTCGCCATTGCGCAAGATTGTATTCTCTGGGTCTTGTGCCAAATCATGGCAGTATAGAATATTCTTATTTACATCTGTTGGAATTTGTCTTGGTCGTGAGAAGTGGATAGCCACGTCACCCAATAAATCAAAGTCCACGTTGTCCAATAGGCGCTTACGCATCATTTCTGTGCCACCATTAGCGTTCTTAGATTGTTCGCTTTCGACAATATGTCCTTTATGAATCATGCTCATTATTAATTCTCCGAATTATAAAATTTTAAAATCTGTTACAGAATCCCAACGAAAAGAACGCCACCCTGGGGCATTAGTGTCGTACACCACGCAAACCTCTTCACTCACGGCACGAACTTTTTTCTGTGTTAGGGGTTCGTCTTTGGAAGCTTTTGGCAACACACTTTCCATAAGTGTACATTGCATTACTCGAACTTCACCATTTTTCTTGGTGAAAGTTACTTCGCATCTTTGTTCTTTTAGATTGGCGACGATACCATCTTTGTATGCTTGTGTAATTGTTTCCATGATATATATTCCTTAGTTTGCTTAGTCATTTATTTAGGCTCAAACTTGACCAATTGCAAGTCTTTGTTCAGAACCTTAAAAACTACGTCTGCCGTATCCTGTAATGGGTCTAGCCTTAGATTGGCAATAAACCGATCTACGTAATGTAGCTCTTTGTTGTTCTGTGCCGCTATTTCCAGTCCTTCAAAAAATGTTTCTACATCGTATGGGTTTTCATAAAATATTGATTCGCTTCTTGGCTTTGATTCTGCTCTACGTTCTTTCTTTGAAGACGACATTGTATTCCTTTTCGTATATCTTTCCAAGTGTGTGCAAGTACGTTGTGTAGGTCTTCTACACTACCATTGTTGTGTATTCTGTATGTGTCAACATCAAACTTATGGTCTAATATGTATTTAGTGTTAATTTCAGTTCGTGATGAAATAACATGCTCTTTCACTACGTTACCATTAAAGTATCTACGACTGTCTATAGAGTAATCACATCCCTCACGCACAAGTTGTACAAGAACGAAATTATCAGTACCAACTTTATCCATGATAGGGAACAGTTCATGAGAAAACCCACCATCAGATATAACATAATCTTTTTTGGGGTCTATCTCTTCTGCCACCATTTTACCAAAATAGTCTAACCCACGTTTTGGTTTGATGAAATTTTCACTGACGTGGATCATAGCTTCACGACGTGACATGCCACCAAGATAAGCTGATGGACGCTCTTTTACATCACGATTGTCGTAATCTTCCATAAACCAATCTTCAGACACATCAAAATATTTAAAGGTTTCTCTAAATAGTTGGTACTTGAAGGATAGATGCTTATATCCCCTAGCTTTAAAAAAATCGGCGGCACAATCTTTACCAGATGCTGGTGGTCCGTTAAATAATATAATCATGCTGTATCACTTTCTGCTTTAAATGCTTCTTCCCATTCACCCTCTACTATACCAGATAAGATAAACTCACGATCTTCATCTGATAGATATGGCATGGCTTCGCTAATACAAACCATTCCTGTTTCATATAAAGCCCAGTCTTGTGGGTCTACTGGTATATCTTTAGAACGAACTTTTCCGCTGTACGCACTTTTTCTTTGAATTTTCATGTTACCACGACTCCTACGATTTCTAATAGAATACACTACTCTACCAGAAATGTCAAGTCTTTTACGTGACTACGATGAATTTTACAGTTTATAATTCCGTTGTAATAGTCATCACGCAGTAATACGTCATGCTCAAACTGGTACTTAGCTTCAAGGTAGCCAAGTTCGCCTTTCTTCATACACAAAGTTAGTATCTCTCTGTGGAAGTTATCAGCACCTTTTTCTTCAAGCATCTCTTTCACAGCATCAGATGAACCATAATAGGTTTTCCAATCTGATTCTTTTATGACGGTACGCTTGCGCTTGTATCCTTTTAGGGGTGGTAGCTTACGAACAGATTTAAGTAGTTTCTTTCCAACGTACTTCATACCATTAGATTTGTCTGTGATGAGATACACAAAGCCAATGTATTCCCCAATCATCTCAGACGTGAATTCTTCACCTTTGTAGTACCACATAATATATCTCCATGCTATATGAAGTTATTTATGTTGGTTCGACAACCCTTGGAATGCAGATTGCTTGAGTTCCTTTAGGAAAGGAACCCATTACACCACTAAACTTAAACCCAAGTACAGATCGTGCTTCAAAGCACTCTAGCATAGTATCATAAGTCCAATGACCTTCTACTGTGGGTTCGTGGTATTCTCCATTAAACATGAGATTTATGAATACTAATGTCCATAACTCAGTCAATTGAAATCTCCTCTTCATCTTCGTATTCTACGAATATTTTGAGTGTACGATCATCGTCTTGTAATGACAAAGACACGTTGTTGACATTATGTTTGCCATAGGAACGACCTCTGTTGTCGATAACTTCGACACGAGTTACTGTTTTTGGGATATCAGTCATGTCCACGCCCAACAACCCAACTACCTTCAACTTCCCACTGTCTAACGTATGGAAAGAAATCTCCATGACTTGCTAGTTCGATTTCTGGGTATCCCTCTGAAATCAACCAAAGAGTAAGACTCCAAGGTTGAGGTAGGGGGTTGGGTAGTGCCTTTGGGAATCCATACTTCCATCCACTGGGTGGGTCAACCATAGTAACTTTCATAATATATCTCCTTTAGAGTTTTCCGTCGCCAAATCCACCAGAGGTGTTCTCAAGCTCAGATGCAAATTCGTTATACCCACCAATATGAGTTTTATATCGGAAGATTTGTGGTACAGTTTTATATCCTTCTGTAAGCAAACCGTCAAGTTCGCTCTTATACTTTTCGTACCCAATATCTTTGTATTCGTATTCAAGCCCCATGCGTTCACATAATTTCTTAGCCCTAAGGCAGAATGAACAAGTTGCAGTTCCGTAAATATCAATCATCGTCTGTTCCCATTAAATAAGCACCTTCTGGTAGATGCATTGCCGCATTCATTTCATTAAATTGTTCTGGTGACATTTCAATCAAAGCGAAAGCATTTCCGTCTTGATCCCACTGGCGAATGTAACATATGTCATCATAAACAAGGAATTGAACATCTTCGTGTTCACCTGTGGAGTCTAAGATAGTTATTGCCGTTTCGTCCCAATCCATTTCGATAGTAAACATATATTATTCTCCTAATCCTTTAAGCTTATCCCAAGTTTCTTTCCAACTACTAACATGGAAGTTATTACCGTATTTATTAGCAATTTTCAAAGCATAATCGTTACCACCTTCATCCATCGCATCACCGTAGAAGTAGACCTCACAACCCTCAAAGTCAACCATGATTTGGGATTTATCTGATCCTTTGGGTCCGATGTCCAATCCTGTCTCACCACCAACATTAGCTTGTAGGTCTGGAAACATTGTATTGAATGCGTTTGCTATATTAGAACGTTCATTAGTCTCCTTGTCCCATACGACATATTCTTTGCGCTGATCTTTTGTTGCATTTCTACCAACAACACTAAAGTTTATCATACCAGGACGTTCTTCGATGTGGTTTCCTGCGCGTAATTGAAATCCACTCTCATATTCGCAACTGATAAGGAAAGTTTTTGCTAGTTCTGGCAACTGCCACTCGCTTCTCTTCACATTATGGTCACGTTCATACACGTCACTACCAGAGCAATTGTAAACACGCTTACATGTATCATAGATGTATACACCAACCTGTTCTATAGTCTTTGCCCTGTCGCTACCAGTAACTAAGTACACATCATTACGTTCACAAAATTTACTAAACCACACAGCAAAGTGTTTGTTCATTCTTCCTCTACTAGGCGTCAATGTACCATCGACGTCGAAAACATATTTAATCTTCGTCTTCTTCATAAATAAACCCCTCACTAATATCGTCTTCTGTTTGCGTCTTTTTAAACCACATTTTCAAAATCATCAACTTAAACTTTGTTTTAAGAATAAATCTTTGTATACTGTTCATAAAACTTTCCTGCTATAAATTCATGCCCCTCAGCGTTTGGGTGTAGGTCATCTTTACTTATACAAAACTTGCTGTCTAGTTTATCTTGCATAACAAACCCACCGAAATTATTCAAGAATGGATGACCAATATAGTGATCTGTCTCCAAGTCATAGAAACTTTCTATTTTACCAAACATGATAGACCACTCGATTTCCGAAAACCCAACTTCTTCGTCATCAAACGATTTTAAACACTGTTTATACTTTTGTAGGGTAAAAGAACCACAGAGCGGAGCCATGATGTATTTGATGCCCAGCAGCTTACAAAGTTCTTGTATCTGTAGCATATTATCAACCCACGACTTAAGATGTGTTTGGAACAATGAAGGTACAGAGCTAGAATAATGTACGTCAATCAAATCTTGCTTGAACATATGTTTGTACAAATCTCTTGATGCTTCTTGGCGTGGATGTAGCTTCATTTCTGGTCTAAACAATGCTAGTATAGGATTGAATTGGTAGTGGTTATATGCGGAAAATCTCCAAATTTCAGACCAACCAACAACAACCATTTCGATATTCCTATGATCTTTCAGAATAGTCTTGGTGAGTGTATTTGTTATATAATCATTTCCAGCCCCAGATTTACCTTGGTTGACAACTTTCAATCCAGAATACTCTCCTAATATCTCAGGCCACTTAGGGAAAGAAACGTCAAGATCAGGATGTGAAATAGATTTGAAGTTCTCATCTGTAAAGCTACATCCAGATGCTAAAATATACTTAGAAGACTTCGACATTATATTTCCTTTGAAACTCAAGAGCCTCACCCCATGTGTTTACCATGGGCTGACCTTTTATATTTAGGCTTGTGTTCAAAAGCATTGGACATCCAGTCTTAGTGTGCCATTCCTCAAGAATTGTTCTCAGCACAGATTTGCAGTCTTTTCTAACAATCTGTACTCTTGCAGTTCCATCTACGTGAGTTACGGACTTATGATCATGCTTTGCCTTAGCGACAAACTGCATGTACTCGTTCATGGGTCCTTCGAAATATTCATCAGCAAACTCTTCCAAGATTGCAGGTGCAAAGGGTCTAAATTTTTGTCTGCGTTTAACCTCGTTAATAGTGTCTTTAATGTGCCGTCTAGGATCAGCAATAAGGCTACGATTACCAAGGGAACGAGCGCCAAACTCAGCACGACCATTTGCAATACCACAATAACCACTACTCCCAAGAGTTTTGATAACATCTTTAATTTTAATTTCACGTTTAATCTCCGTTCCTAAGTATGGGTCAACCCAATTTAATTTCTTGCCATATGCTAATGCCGCCGCCCCTAAAGACGATCCACAGTCACCTGGGTTTGGCATGATCCAGATGTTTTTACCAAGGTCAGCTACCTTAGTATTCGCAACACAATTCATGGCAACGCCACCCATCATAACGAGATTTTCGTGTGGGCAGTATTTCTTTACCAAATCAAGTATTGCGTCTTCAACAACAGCTTGTGCTGATGCGGCTATGTCTTCGTTAAACCAATGCGATGGTAAACGTGGAAGTCCTTTATGGCAATTCAAGTTCACAAGAAAGTCTTTGAGTTCATCATAGAACCTTGGCTCACCGTAAGCCGCCATACCCATTGTAATGTATTCGTCTTCCTGTGGCTTCAACCCTATGCATCTAGTAACAGCGGAATAGAATAACCCAATAGAGTAGGGATACTTGAAACTCTTTTTCTTGATCATCTTTGGTACGCCATTATTCATCCACGCTTTCCAAACAGAAACCGTATCCCATTCACCAATGGCATCAATCACCAATACATTACAAGACTCGAATTTAGATGTGTAAAAACCAGACGCCGCATGCGACTGGTGATGATAGAAAGAAACGTCGTATTCAGTACGACATGGCTTCCACCCTTGACCCGCATATATTTGTCGAGTTTTCTTAAGCCAAGGCTTTTCGTAGAATGCAACTGTTGCATCAACATCTTTGGGATATTGTGAGGGATGCACCCAACGATCATTCTTCTTACGACTGTAGCGTTCGGCATGAGTGGCAGATAGAATATTCCCATCCTTGATTACACTCACACCTGCGTCGTGAAAACCTTCGCTTACACCTATGATCATTAGAAAGTCTGGTTGTCTAAAAGCAGATCGATCTTAGCTTCGATTGCATCCATACGGTCAAACACTTCTTCCCAC